ATGAAGTTAACTGATACCAAAGCCCGCAACGCTAAACCTCAAGAAAAAGCCTATCAATTGCAGGATGGTAACGGCCTGTACTTGGATGTTCGCCCCTCGGGTGTAAAGACATGGCGTTATCGCTACTGGATCACGCCTACAAAGGACGGACGCTACACTATCGGGAGTTACCCTGCCGTATCGTTGGCCGAAGCTCGTCGATTGCGTGAGTGGGCTAGGGAGCAGGTAAAAAACGGCATCGCCCCCAAGGAAGCCAAAGCAGTTGAGCGGGATATCGCAAAAGCTGAGAACGCCAATACATTCGAAATAGTGGCAAAAGAATGGCTGGATAAAAAAGGGGAGCATTGGGCAAAAAATTCAAAAAATCAGATCACTGGTTTTATGTATAACGATATTTTCCCCGCTATTGGCGCTATGCCTATGCGGGAAATTAACGCCTCTCATATATTAAAAATAATTAGAGACCTTGAGAGTCGGGGCGCTAAATCCGTAGCGGTTAAAGTACGGCAGTGGTGCTCTGCTGTTTTTTGCTATGGCGTAGCGACATTACGCGCAGACTCCGATCCGGCCGCGGCATTAAGGGGGGCTATTATAGTCCCTAAAACCGAACATTCTAGACCGCTCACTGGTGATGAGTTACGTGATTATTATTTGCGTCTTGATAGCTCCACCGGTAACCAAGCGACTATTATAGCGCTAAGAATCTTGCCGCTAGTATTTGTTAGACAAGCTGAATTACGTTCGGCTGAATGGTCACATATTGATTTTGATAATGCGGAATGGGTTATTCCCCCGGAACTAATGAAAATGGGGCGAATGCATAGAGTGCCATTGTCTGCCCCAGTAATATCCCTGCTAAATGAATTGAAGAAAATTACGGGTAATAGGCGTTGGTTATTCCCCAATACCAGACTAAACAACACTTACATGGGAGCATCCACTTTAAATAGGGCTATTGTGCAGTTGGGATACGCTCGTACGGTGATAACAACTCACGATTTCCGCGCTACAGCTTCAACCAGGTTGCATGAAATGGGATATCGGCATGAAGTTATCGAGCGGCAGCTAGCACACGTTGAAAAAAACCGTGTGTCAGCCGCATACAATCACGCCGAGTACATGCCAGAGAGACGGCAGTTAATGGAAGAGTGGGGCCAGTGGGTTACTGGCCTGATTGCTTCTGATTCTCCACAATAAGGTTATCAATCCATTCCTGAATCACCGTTGACGGCCAACGAGAGTTGCGCCCGTCTTTAACTGGTTTTGGGAATGTCCCTTCTTTGATGCGCAGGTAGATGGTTGTGCGGTCATACCCTACAGCCTTTTCTACCCGTTCAATTGTCAATAATTCACATGTGATCATAATTAGCCGCCTTGCTTATCTGTAGGGTAAAACATTGGTGAACACTCGCTTGAGTAACCCGCCTTCCGGATCGCTATAGAGCACATAGCAATGGCAGCGTTGAAATGGTTCGCGGAGTTTAGGTCTTCACCCTCCAGACCAGTGATATCAATCATTGGGGGGGAGCATTACCGGTGTTTTGATTGCCGCTTGCCACCATGTCCAGCCTAAATCCGTTCTGTAGCTAGCGTAGCCGTTGCCATGGCGAGTTAAATCAAAGCCGCCTACGTAGTGACAACGTTTTTCAAACTGCTGACGGTTGCTCATCTGCGCATACCTCCATGACAAAATCAGTAATAGTGGCTTCACCCATCGAGGCCCACCAGTGCCAATGCCCGTAGCAATCGGCCTCGTCTTCTGCTTCGGTAACGCGCTCGAATGGTTCACCGTTCCACTTGCCTGTACATTTGAATTTCACTGTTTCGCCTCCACAATTAGCTCTTCGTATAGCGGCTCTGGGGTTCCTCGAAAACCGGGCTTAAGTGCATCCTCTCGCGTTGAAAATAGGATTCCGGCAATCTCCCAATAAACCGGTTCAGCCATTAGCGCAGATAGGGCAACTCGGTAGCTAGAGAGAACAAACTCAGCGTGTAGCGCGGCGCATGGATTGCTTGATGCTGTCTGTTTTTCCAACAACTCAATCTCAAACTGAAGCATTTTTATATGGTCTTGTTTATTCATCACACCGCCCCTATCGCTTTCTGAACCACCTTATAACCCCGTTTCCGGGGCTGTTTAATCGGCGTTATTGTCACTGGTGCTACCTTCGGTCTGGCTGGTGGTGCTTCATTTATCCCATTCCGCATGCGGTACTTTTCACGCATTTTCCAGTTAAGCCATTTCGTCCAGTCGCGACCATCATCTATCCGAACCGTGGCCCGTACTTGGGTGTCGTTGATATCAGCCTGTTTACCCATTGGTACCCACCTTGCTGTATCCGGCGTCGATAATCGCCCTTGCAACACTGACGGAGTTCGAGTTATCTAGATATACAGCCTCGAAAACAATCAGGTTCAGTTCGCCAGATAGCACGTGGTCATAAGTTGTGGGCCAATACTCGAAAGGGATATCATTTCCGTAATAATCATTCGTAATCAGATCCAAAGTCAGTAGAGCGGCTTCCTCGGCTGATTTCTCTGGCTTACGGTAACCAGCCGCCCATACAGCGCCTGTGATATCGCCGGGGTTACCCCACGCTAATCTGATGATGTACGCCAGTGGTAATATGCTTTGCTGACCAGATTGGCCGATAGCCTTGCTATTAGCGGGAACGGGTGCGACAACCCCCTTATCTTTGCCACCAATTAGCTCAAGTGATTTCTTCATCGCGACACCCCCCGAGCCACAAGTTTATAAGCCCTGAGCACCGCCGCAGAGCGACCGGAAAGCACGGTTTTCATGAAGAATGATCCGGTTCGGTGTGGGCTAACATCTACCAGAAGCAACACCTTATCAACCACACGGTTATGTTTACGGAATTCAAATATCGTGCTGGTGATCGTGATGCTGGCCACCGCGCCGCTGTCTTGATAATCGAATTTCATGCCAACACCTCCCGCAACCAAATGACCCAGCCAAGCCAAGCATAGAAGCCAGAAGTAAGCCCAACGCCGACAAGGGTAGAAAAGAACAGCGTCCACATAATCTCAAATACCTTCTTCATTCAGCACCCCCTGGCAGAGTTCAAAGGCGTTTGAATGTAGCGGCATAATTACCAGAAATGGGTTTCCGTACAGGTGATTAGTGGCTGGGTCGAGCAGTAACTGGCACGGTGCTTCTTTCCCGTAAGGCTTGAATTTCACCGGGCCAAAACCATGACGAAACATCAGGTAAGGCAATGCCAGTAGTCGGGCATTGAACATGGGAAATTCTTCGCATGGTTCCAGTTCAGCGGGTAATAGCTTGCTAAAATCGGGGTATTTGCAATCGAGTAGTTCCAGCATGTTTGAACAAATTGGCTTCTCGTTTTCATCGTAATGGACTGCATACCAGTTGCTGCCGTCAGCAACAATCGCGGTTAATTCGGCATCGGCGGCTTCGTCAGGAATGTCACCATCAAAGACAAACACGCCATCAATATCATTACCGACCTCACAGCCATGCTCCATCATCACCAGCGCACGGCCATCAGTAGCCTTGATATGGGTTGGGGTGATGTACACCCCTTTCAGGTATTCGCGGGTTTCGCTCTCTCCAGCGACACAGAGCAGAGCGGCGCGAAGAATATCGGTTGGAATAAACATTATTTTGTCTCCCCTGTGTGGTTTTCGGATTTCAGACGTAAAGTGAAGCCGCCGAACTCTGGATGCTGCCAGCGCTTAAGTTTGCCGGTGGGTGGTGTGGACTCATCAAGCAAGGTTTGAGCTGCCGACATAAACGAATCACGGTGAATCAGTAAATGGCCTCGCTCACCATTGGTCAGGCGGGTAGGTAGCTTCGAGAACGTAGTCAATCGGCGGCAGGCATCATCTGATAACCCACAAGCCCACGACAGATCAGACACAAGGGCATATTCAGATTGTCCGCTATCTGGCGTGTGGTGGCTGACCTGCAAGGCTTCTGGTGCTGGTGGCGCGATAGCTACAACTGGTTCAACTACGGGTTGGTACTTCTGAATGCCAACAATATCAATTACCGCTTTCATGGTTGCCGATGCGGTTGCCTCAGCTACAACACGCGCCAGAGAAAGAATGTCATTATTCATGTGGGTTTCCTGTGGTGCTGGCGGTGAGAGGAGAGGCTGGGATTCGCCCGTTTCAAGTGCGTGCCAACGATCAATGATTGCAGCGCGACGTTTAACGTCGTAACCAGAAACCAAAATTTCCGAATGTCGGCGATCGAGGAGGAACTCAGAGACAAAGCCACGATTATCGATGCAGGCAATAACGCCAGAAACCAACGTAACCTGTTGATTTTTATAATTACGCAAATTTGCGTTATCTTTGCTGATACCATAAAGAGATTCCAGCATCACCCACACGTCGCGGATCACGTCTGCTGGGCGTTTTTCAGTCATCTTTGCAATTTCTTTGGTACCCATCATTGGCGCACCATTGACTACTAGTTCAGTTTTATTCGTCATTTCACTTCACCTCTTTGATGTTGATGCCAATGTGTTTTGCGTACCGGCGCATGCTTCGGTTTAATGGCATTTCAACTACGCCGTCGTCTGTTCGGTATTTCGCTACTGATTCCTGCACGTTGACGTATTCCCTTGCTGGCGCTCGGTCTAGTCGGTGTCCTTGCGCCAAGGTCACACCACAAAGGCCCTGACGAGTTTTGCTATTGCGTTTTTTAGTCATACTTCTGGTTTTCCTTTGTATTTCGCCTGGTCAGAGCAACGCTGCGCATTGCTGGCACATATTCCCTGAACCTCTATTGATGGGGCGTGAGGTAATGCGTCACGCCAAGCACATGCAGCACGGCGATATAGCCCTTTAGCTTCAAGCTCGGTTGCTTGTTCGGCTCTTTGGGCGTAATTGCTCATTTCACTTCCCGTGTGTCGCTGGTGGCTGGTTCGTCAGATGCTGTAACAAACCCATCAATTAACCGATCAACAAGGGCGTGACCGCTTTGGGTAAGTCCACCAAACTTTTTGACGCAATCCTTATAGGTTTCAACAATCGACTCACGAGCCTTGGCCTTTCCTAATGATTCAATAATTACCAGCTCAAACATTTCTAATGCGCGTGTTAATACCTCAGCCGTTAATTCAATGGAGATAATCTCCCCGCTGGCTGATTCTTTAATTACGCAGGTGCTGCCTGTTTTCCGCTGCAATGAATCCAGTTTTGCAGCCACTATGCGATTACGATATCTTCCGATTAATTCAAGATTGCTCATATTTGGGTTGCCTCATTTACGGCCTTTAGGTATGGGGAGTCCTAACCCGAAGGCCATAGTTAATATTTTGTTTAGTTAGTAATTAAGACTTACAATCTCTTTCTTTAATTCGGCAACCTTATCTATTGCCTTTTTATATTTATCGATAAGAGAGTCAGTTTGCTTTTTCTTTTTGGCTTCCTGTCTTAATATTTCGCGTCGCTTGGCTAACAGGCGGCGAATACGGCGCATACAGCGCGAGTGGGCAATAATATAATCTATAGTGTGTTCACCGCGATTATGTGCAATCCTGCCATCTTCAAGTGTTGTGTAGGTTTCGCCTACGCGAGACTTAACACCCGCCCGTTTAAATACTTTTTCAGTCATAAAGTGAGCTAGACGATTAATTGCAGTTTCACGGCTAAAGCATTTCTTACGGCGACCGTGACGCATAACAAAATAAACAGGTTCCGGCCTTAATTGGAATGCAACCTCGACACCACCATCATCAATTAAATCAAATTCCCACTCTTCGAATCTGGATGGGTCAACTTTTTCAATTTTCATTATTTTCATCCATTAATTTTTTAGCATTTCTGGATGATTGTGTTGTCATTATTACCAACTCTTCTGTAAGGCTCCATAGCCTCGCTGCAACATCTTCATCAACCTTTCGAATTGCGTCATCAATGAGCGTTGTATATAAATATCTTAATTGCTTTGCATAACGATCAGCATTACTAGCCGTGTAGGCAAGGTATTCTATTTGCCCTTTCGGAGGGAAAATACCAAAATTTAATGGTGTAAAATTATCAGGTTCTTTGTACAAGATATCTTTCTTGTCTTGTATGTATACACCTTCGGAAGAGCCACCGGAGACAGAGATGATACCTGGTGTGATTTGGTTTGATGTCGATAAATTACGCATAGATTCCAGCTCCTTTATTCATTTGTAAATAGCGCGTCTGAGTCTTAATAACACAGCCGGTTTCTTTGCAAGCATGCGTGATAGTATAATTACCCAATACATCACCGACGCTAGGGAACGGTTCTTCAATATATATCCCGTAAGCCTCTCTCAACTTCCAATTGGCTAATAACCAACCGTATTCAGTTTTATAGTCACTTGCCAATTTTTGGGCTACATGCCGAGCGTCTTTATCAACTAGAATAACTTTCTCAGATGATGGGTTTGTAGTTGCATTTTTAATTATGATACTATTTGACTTAACCATATAACTAACCTCTCAGGTATGTGTATTTGGCTAGGCTCATGTATTCGATTGGCGTCAGTACATGAGTCGTTAAACTAAGCATTCAAGTTTCTTTCTTTATAATTAGAATAACCAATAATTGAATTTTTAAACTTTTCGCATTCATCAATTATTTTTCGAGCTTGTTCATTTGCTGATTCGTAACTGTTAAAAAAATCCACAAGAACAAAGTAATTTTCAATCCGTTCATAAATGGCGTATTCAACTTCACCAACAAAACAAGTTTGAAGTTGGTAAGTTGATTTAGGGTTAAAATGTTTAGCATCAAACAAATACGACCAGTGGGATTTACTCTCACGTAATTTTTTATGAATATCCTGATGGTTAACCTCTGAGTGTTTCATCTTATCCTCAACGCAATTATGTGTGGCGGTGAGGTAATAATACTAAAAGTTTTAATATCTGCAATACTAAAAGTATATAAAATATTATCATAAGTATTAACTTTTTGAATTTTAATGGTATTTATTTTTATTTTGGCGATAAAAAAGGCCCGAGGTTAACCGTGGGCCTTTTGTTGGGGGTGTGGGTAGGTGGTTTTTAAGAGAACATAATTTTAGCTTCTACCACAACGCCAATGATTTTACAGTTTCCATTAATGGGGATTAATGGGTACTGAGGGTTTAGGGGCTTAAGGTAGGATGATCCTCCGTCTGTCACTAATTTTTTGAATGTGGCTTCGTTGGCATCAGTTAATTTAGCGATAACAAGGCTGCCATTTTTTGCTTCTCGCCCAGTATCTACCAGAACAATCATTCCCTCTGGAATGCTGACACCTACAGGGGATGTCATTGAGTCACCTTGGACTCTCAACCAAAAGCCATCACCTTCAATGTGAGCTGAAGTATCATACCACTCATCGATATCTTTCAGGGTATAGGGTTCTATAGCCTCACACCATGAGCCTGCACTGACCCAGCTAATTAATGGATAACTCCCCTTGGGAGTATTTTGCTCTACAAATGACACGTTGGAGACTTGTGATAAGCGGGATGCCTCTTTTGCAAGAGATGGACTAAATTCTGATATAGGAACCTGTAGAAAACTTGCAAAAACAGCGGCAACATTTAGGTTGAGAGGGTTTCGCCCATTCAGATAATGACCTACAGCCCCCTGAGAAATATCAAGTTCGTTGGCAATTACCTGCTGAGTAATCCCTAAAGATTTTTTCTTTGACTCATACAAAGCCTTCAGACGCATCGCATCTTCCAACTGTTCTGTCGTCAGGACTCTTTTGTTTTCCATATCTTATTTTAATACCTTTAGTTTGATAATGTCTCCTACTTGTAGTAGCATTTATATTAATACTTTTAGTATTATAAATGCAACAGATAGGACATTTATGACTAATATGACGTTGAGAGAGTATGTGGATATGCATGGGCAAGTCCGTACTGGGAAGGCTCTTGGCTTAACCCAGATGGCAATCAGCAAGGCGCTTATATCTGGGCGAAACATCAAGGTTTCTGTTCAGGAAGGAGGAGCTCTTGAGGCATTCGAGACAAAACCCTTCCCGAGTAAGAAAAAAGTAACCAAGCGGAATTAACCCATGACTCCCGATGCATTTACCCAAGTAATCATGCCAACGGTGTTTTGCCCCGAGGATGGGAAGTGGATTCAGGAGCAGTTACAGCAATTGGCACCCTCGTTGCGCAGAAAGGTTGTCGTTAAGTATGCAGAGGCTTATCAGGTCGCGTTTTACACGGAGTCTGTTTCATACCGTCAAGAGAACAAAGCAAGGCATGAAGCTAATACGCGATTGAGATTGTTTGTGAACAGCCACGGAAAAGCACTACAGGGTTACACGGTCAGTCCGCCGTTGGTAGCACAACGGTAAACAACCTGCGGATAACCAGACTTAAAGGTGTTTGGTTGCATTACAGCATCAAGGTGCTGGCAGGTTACTAAATCTACATATCAAGATGCGTAATTTTTAGGTGGCTAGATGTGCGGATATCTAAGCGCTTAAGTGTCTGGATGTATAGATGCTCACCTCAAAAAATGAGGGGGGTAAGGGGGGAGTTGGGTTTAAGTGCGAAGCACTGGAACAGGCTTTTCCAACAGACAACTCCATAGGTTAGGTAGATCTCGATCTAAGGGGTAGCCCTTAAAAATGCGATGTACCACCAATCTAGTACGTTAAGTAATTATGAGGAGACTCTATGAGCAAAGAACTGAAACAGAAATTAATCGCCCTTCTGGAAGAGCAATTCATTCGGTCTGACGACAAGGTCACTTTTGACTACGTCATGCAAAGGAAAATCAAATCTCAAGGTTATTACCTGCAACGCAACTTTGCTATCAGCGTGGCCAGTGGTCGCAAAGGGTTTATTGATTGCCTAGTTACATCGCCTGACGGGCAGCAATGCGCCATTGAAATTGACAAAAAATCTCCTCGTTGTCGCTCACTGATGAAGTTGAACGTATTACCTGACGGTATGTCTGGTTTCGTCCTGCTCATGGATGGTAGGCACCCACTGCGTTATATCGCTGATGGCGTCGAGGTTATCCGAGCCACCAGATTCAAGTAAACGCTTTGTACTAGCTAGATGATATGGGGTCACACAATGCTGAACATCACACCGAACTTTGCACAGGAACGCGCCCTGAACATGCTGCGCAGTGACTGGAAGTCATTCGGCTCTTTCATGGTCTATGCACCGACAGGCAGCGGCAAAACCGGCTTAGCGGCATTTATCGCTGATGGGTTTGTTAGTCGCGGTATGCGTGTGCTCTTCATTGCCCCGTACACAATTTTAATTAACCAGACTGCGCAGCGCTTTATCGAATACGGACTCCCTGAAGATGAGATTAGTTTCATCTGGCAGAAACATCCGAGCTATGACCCAGCGTTAAAAATTCAGATTGCCAGTGCCGCCACGCTGATCCGCCGTCAGTTCCCGGACAATATTGATCTGCTGATCGTTGACGAGGCTCACCTCCGGCAGAAACAAATTCTGATTGAGATTGAGCGCCTGACACGTGAAACACAGGTGAAAGTGATTGGTTTATCCGGTACGCCTTTCTCACCGTTCTTGGGTAATTACTACCAGCAACTGGTTAAGCCGACCACCATCGGGGAGTTAATCCAGCGTGGCGACCTGAGCGGTTACGAGTTCTATGCGCCGAGCAAGCCAGACCTGAAAGGCGTGAAAACAACCAACACCATTGATTGCGGACGAGACTACAACGAAAACCAACTCGCAGAAATCATGTGTGGTGCTGACCTTGTTGGCGACATCGTTGATAACTGGCTACAGAACGGGCGGGACCTGCCCACGGTGGCATTCTGCGTAAATGTAGATCACGCCAATTACGTCACCATACAATTCAATAAGGTGGGGATTAACGCTGAGGTGATGGTAGCTGAAACCCCGCATGAAGAGCGTCAACTCATTATTCATCGCTTCGAAATGGGCGCCACAAAAATTATCGTCAGTGTGGGCGTGTTGGTAGCTGGTTTTGATAGTGATGTTCGCTGCGTTATCTACGCCCGACCCACAAAAAGCGAAATCCGTTGGTTGCAGGCGCTTGGGCGTGGCTTGCGTACTGCGCCGGGTAAAGAGTCTTGCCTTGTTTTCGATCACAGTGGCACTGTTCACCGCTTGGGCTTCCCTGACTCCATCGAGTACAACGAACTGCCCTCCAAAAGCGACGGAATGAAAGACAGCGCCAGTCGTGAGACTGAGGAACGCACTGAAAAACTCCCCAAAGAATGCACCGAGTGTCATTTCATGAAGCCTGCGGGTGTATATGTCTGCCCGAAATGTGGATTTAAGCCACTGGCAGGGCAGGACGTGGAGACCGACACCCAGCGCGGACTGAAAAAGTTAGGTAAGGGTAAGCGGGGGTTCACCCAATCTGACAAGCAAGCGTGGTGGAGTCAGATCAAGTTCTATCAGCGTCAGCGTACATCAATGGGTAAGCCTGTCAGCGATGGCTGGTGCTCACACACCTTCCACGACAAGTTTAGCGAATGGCCTAATGGCTTGAGTGATTTCCCGATGGAGATAACCCCCGAGGTCAGCAACTTCATTAAACATAAGCGCATCGCTTTTGCTAAAGGCAGAGAGAAATCTCAGCCACCCCCTCAACAGCGTCATGACGTCAATGCCGACACCACCATGTCGTTGATTAATGCCAAAAATCAGCTTGAAGATATACGTCAAAGTTTAAGGAAAGCAGTATGAAAACAACAGAAGCGTCAAGAGGCCGGTGGGCTGAAATTTTTGAGTATTTTGGCTTACCACCCATCACAGGCAAAAACCATTTTAAGGGAGAGTGTCCGGTATGCGGTGCTCGTGGCAAGTTCCGCATTGATGACCGCGACGGGGTGGGAACATGGATTTGTATCTGTGACAGTGGCGACGGTATGAAGCTGCTTAATCTGACGCAGGGTAAATCATTTTCAGCACTGTGTGCCGAAGTGGATCAGTTGATTGGCAATAACTACCGTCATGTCAGCATCCCCGTCACCAGTTCAGCAGCGAAACAGCGGCAGCGAGTCATTAGTAAGTTTTCAAAGCTGGTGGGCTTACGTGGCACGACGGGGGCAGATTATTTGCGTCAGCGTGGTATTAGCCGTCTTCCGGTTGAAGCTGTCAGGTTTTGCGATAAACAGCGACATGCAGGGCGGGTATATCAGGCGCTTTATTCTTTGGCTACAGATGATAAGGGTGAACTCTGTTACCTACATCAGACCCTGCTTGATGGAGATAAAAAAGCCAATATCGGTGATAGCGCCAAGCGACTTAAGTCACTTCAGGAACAGAACTACCTCGATCACACCCGCTCAGTAGCGATACGTATGTTTCCAGTCGCTTCCACATTGGGGATTGCAGAAGGGATAGAAACAGCTCTGTCCTGCTATCAAGTTTACGGGGTCAATACATGGTCAGTCATGAATGCTGGATTCATGGAGAAATTCAGGGTGCCGGCAGGCGTCAAACACCTCATTATTTTTGCTGATATGGATAAACATTCAGCCACCGGACAGGCAGCGGCCTTTAATTGCGCCACCGCCAATCTCAGAGCAAAAAATGACCTGATATCTGTTAGCGTACGCTGGCCCGATAATGATGATTTCAATGACATGTTAATGAATGGTGATCAAGTTCGTGAGCAGATCTACACAAAGAGGGCGGCATAGTGAAACTAGAATCAGCAATGAAACAGTTCAGCGCCAAGAGCCAGATGATTACCGATTCTTCCCGCGCGACCTCTTCCGATTCGCTTAAGGGACCGGATTTAGCCGCTGCAATGGGAATGGTTGAGGCTCGTGCCAGTTTCGGCATGGCTGCATATCTTGGCAAGGTGGGTATCAGCAAAGAGGATAAGGTAAGAACCGTTGAGCAGCTTACACAGTTCGCCATGAAGAACGCCCCGAAACATGTCGGTAAAGCATCAGGCCGCCGAATGGCTCAATGCATGGTTATTCTGGCTAAATTTGCCTATGAGGAATACAGCAGTTCAGCAGCGACCACTACTACATGTAAACACTGTAAGGGGAGGAGGCTGATTTACAGCATTCAAAAAGTGACTAAACACCCCGGATGCGGTGAGAAAACAGAGGCATGGATAGAAGAAGAACTGGTGGGCGAATTGTGCAATCCCTGTAACGGAAAGGGCAAAATCTCCCATCGTTGCCGCTGCAATGGAACGGGTAAGGTGCGTGACCTTAAAAAATCCAAGCGGCTTGGCGTGCCAGTTGAAAAAGAGTGTGAACGTTGTTCAGGAATTGGATACAAACGGACACCCTCAACAACAGCATACAGAGCGATTACAGCGTTGCTTCCTGAACTAACCCAATCGTCTTGGTCACGTAACTGGAAGCCGTTCTATGAGTCGCTGGTGGCTAAATGCGACATTGAAGAGAGTTATGCAGAAGATGAGTTCCAGCGGATTACACGATAACGACATGATTGTGACTAATGGCGACAAGTTTTTAATATATCGCTTGCATTTTGCATAAAGTTGGCGTAATTTCTCTAAATCATGGGCGTTTCTGTAGATGAGCGCCAAGGAAAATTATCAAGACCTCGCTTCGGCGGGGTTTTTTGTTTCAGTCTTCACTGCTAATTGGGTATACTAATTGCGAGGTATGCTCAGGTTGATACGCACTATCGACTTTCCAAAAGAAACTGAGCATATTTCACTTGTACGCAGTGACGGCCGGGAAAGACCGGCAACCCCCTAAAAATTATTAATCTTGGTATCAATTTGTATTGGAGCATTTCCACAAGACATATATATACTCCTAGTAATGATGGTAGATACTAGGAGATGAAGCATGTCAGACGTTACATCACATATAACGCTTGAAATATTGGCGCTAAAAAAGATAGTTTCAGCGTTTTATTGCACGCTAGGTCCTTCAGAACGAGCGAGACTTGATGTCATGCTAATGGACAAAAGCTCTCTAGATGGGGAGATTAAGTCGCCGTCATTGCAGCTAGAAATTCAAGATAAAATTAATAAAATCCTGCTGTAGAGTGACTTAGTTGTGATGTCACTGTCGAGATAGTTCGATTAATTATAAAGCCCTGGTATTTACTGGGGCTTTTTGCATTTTAGAGGTATGCGGTCAGCACATTGGTAGGTGTTGACGCCGGAACCGTAACCGGCTTCAAAGAGTCCTCGCCATCGTGCGGTTTTTTGTTTATGTATCTACCTCTAATTGGGTATACTGATTTTGAAGTATGCTCAGGCTGACATCCAGGGTCATCTGTCCAAAAGAAGCTGAGCATATTTCATCTACAATGAAAACTGACAGCCGGGAAAGACCGGCAACTATTCAAGCCCTTGAGTTAATTGCTCACGGATTTATGGTTTTGTGAGTCATGCCCACTGTAAAGGTAGTTATGTTTAAGGTTTGTTTATAATTGCAATGTAAATTATTCAGTGCTGTGATAGCTACCTTGGTGCAAGGATTGCATTATCATTGATACGGTTGCAGGGTTAACTATCACAGCCCCGAATTTTAAAGCCTCGGTTAATCGCCGGGGCTTTTTGCATTCTACATTCGCATGGGTACTGGATTGGTTAATCCAATCGTTGTGAAACAGTATCCAGCCGAATGTGGTGAATGCGCATGCTAAAGCGCCGCAATACTGGAGATGAAGTGACCGTGCAGGCTGGCAAAACTCCAGCAGACGGCCTGCAAGGGAGAGTGTAAAACCATTCCCTGATACACGGAGTAGCGCAGTGAGAGTCTGACATATCCGAGATTAGCGCCGGACACCACATACCAACTTTTAAGGCTCACTTCGGTGGGCCTTTCTCGTTTTAGCCCATCAGTCACCCAATCAACTCCACACACATTACTCCGCATGAGTGGCTGCACTGGTGGGCTAAATTCCTTAACTACGCGCCCAACCCGCAGAACGGGAGGGGGAGATATGAAGATGAACGATACTGGTCAAGTGCCTTATTGGTGGACAGCTTCACTTGCTTTGTTTTCCGCTCTCAGTTTGCAGGAATACATTTTTATTATCGGCGCTTTGGTTAGTGCGTGGTTCACCATCAAAACGTATTACGCCAATCGAAGAGAAAAGGCGGCTCAAATTAAAGAGCAGCAAGAGCGTACGCAGATATTAAAAGACTATTTGCACGGCAAACCTATTGATAGCCATCCGGCTGCAATTCAAGTGGTAAATGAAGTTTTGCAGCAAATGGAGAGTGAGTGATGACGACATTAAAGCGTGTTGCCATCGGTACCGCCTGCGCAGTGTCAGCCATTATTGCTATCGTCGTATCTAACGGAACGGTGAGAACAAGCGAGAAAGGATTAGAGCTTATTGGTAATGCTGAATCATGCCGCCGTGACCCATACGTATGTCCGGCTGGAGTGTTGACCGATGGCATTGGCAATACTCACGGCGTCAAGGCTGGGGTGATTAAGACTGACGCTCAAATAGCCGCTGATTGGGAAAAGAATATTCTTGATGCTGAACGTTGCGTAAACAAATTTGGCAATGGAAAGGAGCTGAATCAAGGCCAGTTTGATGCTGTTACGTCGATCACATTTAACGCTGGTTGTGCGCAGATGCAGAAATCTACGATGTATCGAATGTTGCGCGATAGCAAATTCACCGAAGCCTGCTATCAATTCCCCCGATGGACTTACGGTGGTGGAAAACAACTCCCCGGACTGGTTACTCTTCGTGAAAAAGAAAAGTCTCTCTGCCTGACAGGTGATTTCAAATGAGTGCTATCTGCTTTATCGCCGCTGCTGTGTTGGTATTTTATGGCATTCCGCAATGGTGGTGGTTTTTTGTGGTCGGGATACTCACATCATGAATAAGGTAACGGCAATACTGATCGCAGTGCTGGTAATCGCTGCTATTTGCATCGCTGGTGGCCATAAGTGGGGCAGCGATAGTAAAGATTCGGAATGGTCACTTGAATGGGCTAGGCGTGATAAGTCAGACCTAGAAGCAGAAAAAGCCGCTAAAAAGAGTGCTGACGAGAAAGAGGCTCAACTTCAAGCCGCGCAATCAGCCGGATTAAAAGCATATCAACAAGGGGTAGCAGATGCTGAGAACAAAGCAAAAGGCACTATTGCTGCTTATCGCGCTGGCAATATCAGGCTGCAAAAGCGCTTCGAGTGTCTCTCCGCTTCAGTTGGGGATATGTCCGTTACTCCCGCCAGTGGACAGCTCACTGATGCAGCCAGAGATTGCGGATTTTCAGACGCAGATGTCGGATTTCTTATTTCAATCGCTGAACGAGCCGATAAGCTAGTCGAGAAGGTCACCGCGCTGCAAAAGGTTGTCACTGACGACCGGCGAATCATTAACAGCACCAAGCTTCAATATAATTAATGATATTGATCAAATAACTTTCATCTGATTGTCTCTTGTATCAACCCATCTGGCAGTATTGAAACTGCTGAATAGTCAGCATACCTGATGGGAATTAATAATAATGACTAAGTATTATGTGAACAAAAATAAGCAAGACAATGGCGATAATGAAGTACATACAGAGACATGTAATTATTTACCTACGATTTTAAATAGAGTGTATTTGGGTTCATTTGATACTTGCACGTCCGCTGTAAGTGAAGCAAAGCGTCAGGGGTATAAGGCAAATGGCTGCTATTACTGCAGTAGGTTTTGCCACACATCGTAAAAAGATTAAATCTTAATCCTAAAGGTCACTTCGGTGGCCTTTTTTATTACCAGAAGCAGGAGAATAAGTATGCTTACAGTAAAAGTAATGTCACCCAATGGCGGTGAAGAGATTCATTGTGGTTTAAGTGTTGGGTTTAACCCTAATCAACAATCAATATCGGTTGCCGGGTTGGAGAGAAATATCGTTCTGCATCCTAATGATGTTGCATACGTTATGAATAGTAACGGCAAGACAGTATCTCAGTACCGGCATATGACCCGCAGTCAATAGCATTACAGATGGCATTTATTGAGTGCCATCGATAATGCACGATAAGCAATGCTATCACCTGTTTCCCACCGCTCACCCTGAGCATTAACAGGCTGGTGGCATTTTATTTAATTCTGAAATCGGCGATTGGCCAGCGAGAAAAACAGCACAAACACGCTGGATGAAATTTCTCTGGTGTCAAAAATCACCAGGTTTTAATCAAAAACCCACAAACCAACCAGCAGGAAACTCTAAATGAATACGATTGAGATTAAAGTTAACGTTGATACAGCACCAATAGATAGCTTGATTACTAAGTTGGAGCGAGCTGTTGATCTACAAAAGCAGTTAACGCCGAAGAGCAAGCCCAGATCACTCATATCCATTAGTGTTGAGCCTGCGCCGTTTGGTGTTGTTGTTAGCTGGAGTGAGTGGTGGGTTGGGGCTGCAAGGGTTCGCGTATACAGTAAATGCCGCCGTGGTGATGAAACAGTGGAGACGTGCAGCTGGCCTGTATCGAGCTCACAGCAGAGCTATTTAATTAATGGGTTAGCGGCCGGTCAAAGTATTGAATGCCATGTGCGCTTCTATGATAACGATGGTAAGGAAATCTTCCGCAGCGACACAGTAACGGGCAAGGCTAGCTCTGATGCTAGTGAAATCCTTAATGCAGTTCCCACTGGCGGCTATGTCGGTAACAGCAAAACATACTCGCTCCGTGCTGGCATTCATATTGATAGCTTCATATTGGGTGGAACTGTTACAGCCTCAAAGGTTGAACCCTCGCTGGCTTCCATCAAGGAGCTTCAGGATAAGGTTGCTGCCATCATCACTAATGCCACTGATACTCGGCATCTGGTTGAGCAGGTTAACTATCAGCGTGAACAAGACTTTGCTGTTTTGTATAAGAATATTCGGGCATTAGAGGAAAGTATCAGCCGACTCAGCTCACGCGACTCATTCATCAGGTAACCCATGAAAGAGCCAAGGGTATACGGTAGCCGATGGGCTAAGGCTCGGGCCTCTTTCCTACGTGTTAATCCCCTGTGTGTGATGTGCCAACAACAGGGACGGATAGAAGCCGCAACAGTCGTTGACCACATCGAACCGCATCGACTCAAAGAAGCCTTGATGTCAGGTAACACAGTGCAGATAGCCAAGGCTCAGAAACTATTCTGGGATAGAAAGAACTGGCAATCATTATGCACCCCACACCATAGCTCAACGAAGCAACGGCAAGAGAAAAGCGGCCATGTAACGGGTTGTACCGATGATGGCATGCCGATTGATCCTAACTCACACTGGAAAAAATGATAATGAATCCCATCACCTCAAATGAGAATGACTCTCAAGGGGGAGGGTGGGGTGAAAGTTCAGGGCTTTGATCCCCAAAGACCTATCATCGTCATTTCTGTGCACAACCGCGAATTGAAAACTTTTTTTGGGAGGTTTTCCATGGCTGGACGCCGACCAAAACCGACCCACTTGAAGGTGGTCACCGGTAATCCGGGCAAGCGCCCACTGAATAAGAATGAACCTCAACCAGCTCGAGAAATTCCAAGCCCTCCCTCTCATTTAACTGATTGGGGCAAGGCGGCTTGGGGGCGGCTGACTTTACTCCTGGATCAGATGGGTGTGTTGACCGTTGCCGATACCATGGCACTGGAACGCCTTTGTGATCTGTATGCGGAAATACTTCGGTTGCGCCAGCAAGTTCTTGATGAGGGTAATACCTACACAACCAAAACCCAGATGGGGGATTTTCTTATTAAAGGACATCCCGCCGTAGGGCAGCTTGCCGATGCGGATCGCCGCTTCAAAGGTTACTTAATTGAATTCGGACTTACCCCAGCCGCGAGATCAAAGGTGAATGTTAATGGCGGAGAAAAAGAAGAAGACCCGCTCGCCCAGTTCTTCGGTTGACCCTGCAACGCAATATGCAATGGATGTAACAGCAGGAACCATTCTTGCTGGCCCCGATATTCGTCACTCTTGCGCCCGGCATTTGCGTGATCTGGAGTTTGGCCCAGCAAGAGGGTTGGTGTGGGATGTGGAGTCAGCAAGTCGAGCGATGGACTTTTTCGCCAAAATATTGAAGTTGAACGGCGGTGAGCATGAGGGTAAACCCTTTATTTTGCTGTCCTGGCAATGCTTTGTTGTTGGTTCGATATTCGGCTGGAAATCCAGTGATGGCACCCGCCGCTTTCGCATGGTGTACGTTGAATCTGGTAAGGGTTCTGGAAAATCACCCTTGGCGGGCGGTGTCGGGTTGTACTGCATGGTTGCAGACAAAGAGCCTCGCGCAGAGGTCTATGCAGCGGCGACTAAAAAAGACCAGGCTATGATCCTGTTTCGTGATGCGGTAGCGATGGTTAAACAGTCACCGGCGCTATCTCAACGAATAGAGCCGTCAGGTGGAGCAGGGAAAGAGTGGAATCTGGCTTTTTTGCAAAACGGCTCATTCTTCCGGCCTATCAGTTCTGATGATGGACAATCAGGTCCACGTCCCCACTGTGCGCTAATTGACGAAGTGCACGAACACAAGAACAACACCGTCGTTGAAATGATGCGGGCCGGGACAAAAGGGCGGCGTCAGGCTCTGATATTTCTGATCACCAACAGCGGCCATGATAAGACCAGCGTTTGCTATGACTATCACGAATATGGCAGAAAAGTTGCTAACGGTGATTTGGAAGATGACAGCTTCTTTAGTTTCATCTGTTCACTGGATGAGGGCGACGACCCATTTAAAGACGAATCTTGCTGGGGCAAAGCTAACCCCTCGCTGGGCCAGACCTTTGAACTTAAATACCTACGCGAACAGGTTACCGCTGCCCGAGGTATGCCAGCAAAAGAAAGCATCGTGCGTCGCCTCAACTTTTGCGAATGGGTGGAATCAGCTACGCCGTGGATCGGCGGTGATACCTGGATGGACTGTGAAGACGAATTCGATATTGAGGAACTGGCGGGAGAGGAATGCTATGGCGGACTCGATTTGTCTGGCTCCCGCGACTTAACCTCGCTGGCGCTCTTTTTCCCCAAGCATAACAAGTTGTTTGTCGAGTTCTGGACACCTAAAGACAGTTTGCTCGAGCGGGCCAAAACCGACCGAGTGCCTTACGATAAATGGTTAAAGGCTGGCTTTATCCACGCGCCTCCAGGTAAGGCTGTGAATTATGGTTTTGTTGCCCACAGAATCGGTGAGCTAACAGCCATGTTTGATATCAAATGCATCGCTTTTGACCAATACCGCATCAAATACCTTGAGCCTGAACTGGAAAGCAACTCGGTCAGTGTCGTTTTGGTACCCCATGGGCAGGGCTATTACAAAGCACAGGAATCCGGCTTATGGATGCCGCGCTCAATTGAACTGTTTGAGGAAAAACTCAATAACAAAGAGTTGATTATCAAGCGTAACCCTTGTCTGCGCTGGAATGCAGCCTCGGCGGTACTCGAAGCAGACCAGAAAGATAACCGTATCTTTGCCAAGAAGAAAAGCACCGGCCGCATTGATGGCGTGGTTGCTTCTGCAATGGCAATCGGCGCTGCTGAAGATGCCGATATTGAGGAGGAGGGCGATCTGGATGGTTTCTTTGATAACCCAATCATAGTAGGTATCTAATGGCACGAAATAAACATCCGGGGCGCGTTAAAAGCGCGCTCCTTAACTGGCTTGGTGTGCCAATTAGCCTCACTACTGGCACTTTCTTTCAGGAGTGGTTTGGCACCAGCAGCAGCGGTAAGGTGGTCACGGCGGATAAAGTGATTCAGTTGGCCGCAGCCTGGGCATGTGTCCGACTTATCAGTGAGTCAGTTTCGACTCTTCCTCTGAAATTGTATAAGCGGATGCCGGACGGCTCCCGAGGCACAGCAACCGATCACCCACTTTATCCGGTGCTATGCCGTAGCCCCAACTCAGAAATGACCCCCTCGCGCTTTATGTTGATGCTGGTGGCCAGTATCTGTTTGCGGGGAAATGCGTTCATAGAAAAGAGAATGATTGGTAATCGCGTAGTTTCTCTTATTCCGTTACTGCCACAGAATATGGTGGTTAAGCGCCTTGATAACGGCCAACTCGAGTACACCTATACCGAGAACGGTAAGAAGCGGGTGATACCGGTCAAAACCATGATGCACATTCGGGGATTTGGTCTGGATGGTATGTGTGGGTTAATGCCGATGAATACCGGTCGAGACGTGTTTGGTTCAGCCATGGCGATCGAAGAGTCGGCAGCGAAAGTATTTGAAAATGGTATGCAAAACTCGGGTTTTTTGACCAGTAAAACCGCGCTAACAACAGCCCAGAGAGAAAAACTGCGTAGCAGCATGACGGCATTCACCGGCTCAAAAAATGCCGGTAAAACCATGGTACTTGAAGCCGATCTCACGTACCACAGCGTGACCATGAATCCAGAAGACGCTCAGATGCTGGAGAGTCGGGCATTCAGTATCGAAGAGATTTGCCGCTGGTTCAGGGTGCCGCCATTTATGGTGGGCCATATGACCAAGCAAAGCAGTTGGGCTTCTAGCGTTGAGGGAATGAACCTCCTTTTCCTGAGCAATACGCTTCGTCCACTACTGGTTAATATTGAGCAAGAGATTGCGCGCTGCCTGCTGGCGGGTGATGAGGATTACTTTGCGGAGTTTTCTGTTGAAGGTCTATTGCGTGCCGACAGTGCAGGACGCTCTGCATACTACACCACAGCATTGCAAAATGGCTGGATGAACCGCAACGATGTTCGCCGCCTTGAAAATCTGCCTCCGATACCGGGCGGCGATATCTATACCGTGCAACTTAACCTTGTTGCACTTGAAGACCTGAAATCACATAACGCTGTTGTTAAAGCGAAAGCCATTACTGAGCTTCACGGATATCTGTTCCCTGACATCCCGCTTGAACAGTCACCGCTAAAACAAGCCGCCTAGGAGTAAAGCCTAATGACAATTAAAAGCCTTCCGGCAGCGCCGGTGGGACGCCCGTGCGCGGGTGTTTCCTGTGAGGTTTCGCCAAGTGCGGTAGAGCGCTGGAACGGTGGGTTAAAAGCCGCTGCGACAGGCGAGAACAGCATTTCAATCTTTGACGTGATCGGACAGGACTACTGGGGCGAGGGGGTTAGCACCAAACGCATTGCCGCCGCATTGCGGTCGATGGGCGGCGAGGATGTGACGGTTAACATTAACTCGCCTGGTGGTGACATGTTCGAGGGACTGGCTATCTATAACCTGCTGCGCGAATACAGCGGCAAAGTCACGGTAAAAGTGCTGGGGATTGCCGCCTCAGCAGCTTCTATTATTGCCATGGCTGGTGATGAGATTCAGGTCGGGCGCGGCGCGTTTCTGATGATCCACAACTGTTGGATTGTCATGATGGGCAACCGCCACGATCTGGCGAAAGCAGCCATCGATATAGAGCCTTTTGATCGGGCGATGGGTGATATCTATTCAGCTCGTACCGGCCTCCCAGCGGTTGATATTGCGGCCATGATGGACAATGAAACCTACATTGCGGGTAGTGATGCCGTCGAAAAAGGTTTCGCGGATAGTTTGTTATCTGCTGACGAAATTGCGAATGACGACCAAAGCCCGTCAGCAGCGATTCGCAAACTCGATGCGCTGCTGGCGAAAGCCAATACCCCGCGCTCCGAGCGCCGAAAGTTACTTAAAGCCCTAACCGACAGCATGCCGGGCGCTGCTGTTACTCCTTCCGGTACGCCAAGCGCTACCACTGAAATCAATACTGAAACTTTAGCTAGCTTCGAGTCTGCATTAAGCGGACTGAAAGCGGCGTGCCAATAATCTGGAGAATATATGTCTGATGTAAATGATGTACTGAAAAAGGTATCCGCAGCGCTGGAAGAGGCCACTGGCAAGTTTAACGCCAAGGCAGAAGAAGCGCTGACAGAAGCTAAAAACGCGGGTCAGCTCTCCGCCTCGACTAAAGAAGCTGTAGACAAAATGGCGTTAGAATTTAACGCGCTGACCGCCGCAGAGAAAACCCTCAAAGTGGCCTTGGGCGAACTCGAGCAGCATGTCGCCCAAATGCCATTGAATAATGCCGTACAGACTGTTGAGACGATTGGTCAGCAAGTTGTATCAGCCGAGGCGTTAAAAGGTTTTGTCTCAGGTCTAGCCGCCAGCCAGCGGATCAGTATACCGGTGAAAGCGGCACTCTTGTCAGTCGATGTGCCGGGGCAAATTGTGGCCCCGCATCGTTTGCCGGGTATCGATGTTGCACCTAAACAGCGCCTGTTTATTCGTGATTTACTTGCACCGGGTCGTACTCAATCCAGCACCATTTATTGGGTTCAGCAGACCGGATTCACCAATAATGCACGGGTCGTCGCTGAAGGTACGCAAAAGCCTTACAGCGAGATTCAGTTCGGTGAAAAAATCACGCCTGTTCGCACGATTGCCCACTTGTTCAAAGCCGCGAAACAGATCCTTGATGATTTCTCACAGTTACAATCAACGATTGATACTGAAATGCGCTTTGGCCTGAAATATGCCGAAGAGCAAGAAATCTTGTTTGGTGATGGTACCGGTGTTCATCTTGAAGGGATTATGCCGCAGGCATCAGTATTCGATCCGTCATTTGAAGTTGCTCAACAGAACGGCATTGATGACTTGCGTCTGGCTATGCTGCAGTCTCAGTTGGCTCGTTTCTCTGCTTCCGGTCATGTGTTGCACTTTATTGATTGGGCCAAGATCGAACTGACCAAAGACACATTGGGCCGTTACATCTTGGGTAATCCGTCAGCATTGACTACACCGACCTTATGGGGCTTGCCAGTTGTGGAAACTCAAGCTGCAGCTTTCTTAGGTAAGTTCCTGACCGGCGCATTTAATGCGGGTGCTCAAATCTTCGACCGTGAAGATGCCAATGTGGTGATCAGTACTGAGAACTCCGACGACTTCGAGAAAAACATGATCACTATCCGTTGCGAAGAACGTCTCGCACTCGCGGTGTATCGTCCTGAAGCGTTTGTTACTGGTGCGTTTACGGTCCCTGCACCTGTCGGCGGCTAATGACTCCCTTCACTGAGCGGCCTACGGGCCGCTTTATCAGAGATAACATCATGAAACTGATAGCACTAAAGCAGATTTATTTCGGCTATAGCGTTCTTGATCACGGTCAGGAATTTGAAACGGGTGAGCAGCATGGACGGGAACTCCTGAAAAAAGGCTATGCAAAGCGGCTGGATGAATCACAACCTGCGGAGCCAACGGAGCCAACG